CATGAGCAGTTTATCGTCTGAGATGGCCCCCCATTTAAATCTCCAGGCTTATCCATTAATACTTGAACACCGTTACTATTAAAAACAAACGGCTGATCAAATCTTATTGGTTTATTCTGCGCTAAAATATGCTGAATCCTAGGCTCCTTAGCCCCACCATGAATCCATATCTTCCATAACTGAGTTCCAGTCTGATTTGCCCAATCAATAGCAGATTTCATCTTACCTTCATTGTAGGCCCTTGTCGACTCAGTTCTAGCAATAGCCCTAGCTCTCTTAATATCTGGAATCTGTTCAATCAACAACTCCTCAATCTGTCTAGGATTTAATCCATCCTTAAGACCTTGAGCAACGATTTCGTTTACCTTCTTTTGACTAGTATCAGTTACATCAAATATTAACTGACCTAAATTCTGAATTACCCAATTCTTAATAAACTCAAGCCAAGTGGCAACAAAAAAATTATCTGGCAGAAACTTCTTCTCTCTATTGTCCTGACGAATCCTATTATACTCCTTAGTCGCAGAATCAACAAATACAGCCTGATAGAACTTTATATAGGCTTCTTGCATTGGCAACAACGGAACAATTGGCTTGGCCTGCTCCTTTAATGCCTCAGTGAATATTTTTACCCCAAGGCGCTCGTATCTCTTTAAATCAGCTTGCGCTGACCTTCTTACCTTGGAGTAATTTATTTTCTTCATTTATTAGGCTGGAAAGTCCACAAAGTCAGTTGCAGCATTCCCCAAAGCCTCGTCGCTTGGAATTACGTTACTAGGTATCCAATGAACATCCATTGCTGGGTCTTCGCTCGCGTGCCAGTTCAACAAGCTTCTAACTTCGTTTCCAGTGAAGTACGGAGATTTTCCGTACGTGTCCAAAATAACTTGAACGTCTGGTTGAAGCTCAGAAAAAGATGAAATATCAAAGTCAATAACGTAATCCATGCCGTAAGACTTTCCAATCCATTGAGTGAACTTCTCCTCAATCATTTGCAACTGAGGCATAATCACATCAGTAACCAAAGCCTTTTGAGCGCCTTCCAAATTGGCATACGTAGCATTTGAAGTAAACAACACAGGATTCACTCCCCAAAGACCGCAAAGCGTTTGCAAGTCCATGTTTTGAGAATTAATGATATCCATTGCCACAGGACTCAATCCAATCGCATCGTAACGCAATGGAATTGAGGACGCAACGATTTTATTAAGGTTTTTACTTCCATTAATTCTTTCGTCAATCCTTTCGTCCATTTTTGCCCTTTGGTCAGGAGATGGCCAAAACTCAGGGTTATTTATGTTTGGAGAAATAATACCTTTCGCTCCTCCGTTTTGGAAAGTCTTTTGCTTTGCCTCTGTCGCTTCGTTGTTTGCTTGCAAGGTCTTTAATCCAGCCAAGAGCGGAGGCATACCTCGAAGCTGCGCGCCGTTCAAATCCCAAGTAAGATTGGTAGTTTTAATGTGCAATACCTGATCGGCTGGAATCTCAATATTTTGGTCTCCAATAATCAATTTGTAACCTCTCACAGGCTCAAACAAACTTCCAGCTACAATTTCAACGTAGTTGGACGGCATTACATACATTTCCTTAATCTTGCCCTTATTTGGCCCATCGGCAGGAGAAAATCCGTAAACAAAGATTTCACCGCTAGTATTGTACCACGTTAGCATTGAATCAAGAAACTCAGCCCAAGTTTGCATTGGGTTTGGATTCTTAATTAGCTGACTTACAGGGTCAGAATGATTAACGTCGTCTAATTCCTTTTTCCTAAACGCTATGCTCTGAATTCTGTTAAGCTCTTTTGAGCTATACTTTCCGCCTCTGTATTTCTTTGCCGCTTCAGTTTCCTTATAAACGTAAGTCGGGCATTGCTTGCCCTTCTCGGCTATTTTTCGAATAATCGAATAAACTAAGGCGTTTCCCTTGTAACCTTGGTCAATAAATGTTTGCTGATTTGAGTCATACCAAACAACAAGCGTTGAGGCCGTAAATTGACCATATAGGATTTGATTGAGTAGATTTACATCGGGTCTCTGAGGCGTTGAAATAACGGCAGGATTAATGTAATTCTGTAAAGCCTTTAAGAGCATAGCATATTCGTTTTAACAAATATACCTATTTATTCTTTTCTAAAAATGTAAGTCCGTAAAACCAAGTTATTACCATAACAGCACGAGCGCTCCAATGCCATGAAATCACGTTAAAATCCAATACTACAAAAGCGATTAAAACGTAAGTGATAAACATCAAAATAAGTGAGGCAATTGTTTCTTTTTTCATATTGAGAATTCAAAGTTGTTTTTTACCATTAATTCTGTTAATCCCCATACAAGCGCGTCCACGCGATCGGGCGATTTTCCTTTGTCGGGATCAAAGGTCACCATTTGCGATTCTAGAAGCGGGAAACTTCCAACGTGATAAATTAAGCCCTGTTCATACAACGAATAAACGGGCTCCGCTCTCACATATTTTCCCTTAGTCGCGGTAACTAGCTTTATTCTGTAGTTCGTTCCTTGCGACTTCAATACCGCTTCGACCATGTCGCCGCCTTGGTTCTTTTCAGCTACAATGCAATCCGCGTTCCATCTTAGGGCCGCATCCGTTGCAACCTTTGCCCAATGATTAGGCGAATATTTACCGCTTAAATCTTCCAAGACATATCCAAAACCTTCACTATCTTTTCCAACTACAATTAAACCCGTTTCGTCGCTGTTCATATTTGCAGTAGTCGCGGGGTCAATCGCTACAATTATTCTAGTTAGGTTCGGAGCTTCATTTATTCGGGCTTTTCCAATTATCGCGCGATTCCATAGCATTCCGTCGGCATCATCTAGCCAAGTACCCAAAAATAGGTGTTCATATCTTGCGCGGTTTTCTTTTTTTGTCTTTTCCGCGGCCTGTATGAATGAATCGGATAAGTTTTCTTTATTATCTATATAGGTCGTATGAATATAGGTTGTATCCGTTCGCTTCTTTTTTACAAAGTCGTTGTATATCCAATGCGACTTATAAGACGGATTCATTACCAAAATAACACGGTTGTAATTATCCTTCGCGCGTATTGATAAGTCCACTTTATCGAATACGTCGGGATCGGTTAGTTCCTCGGCTTCATCAATTACCCACGTAGAAAGTCCCGCAATCGATTTTAGATTTGCAGTATTAACGCCTGAACTTGTTTTTATTCCGCGGAAAAGTATTTTTGATCCCGTTAATTTATTAATGATCTCGGATTGGGTCACTTCGAAGTCGTTTACTTTTCCCATTATTTCTATTTTATCCAAAAATTCAGGGATAATTGATATAAACGCGGAAACCAAAGTATAACGGGTGAACAAAATAACATGACCTTTGTCATATGTAAGATTTAAAAGGAATAACGCCAAGGTCCAAGATTTACCGGAACCTCGGCCGCCGGTTATTAAATAATACCTTGTATCGGGCCGTTCGTAAAATAACGGTTTATAATCTTCAAGTAAGTTGATCATTAAAATATCTTTTTGTCTTCCAGCTGAATTAAAGCCTTATTTAGGCCTTCTTCTTCTTCATCCTCATTTATCACCTTTGCCGCTTCAATCGCCGCATTACGGCCTATCCACTGAATAGGAGGAGCTATTTTTTCGCCGTTACTCGTTACGTCAATTTGCTGCTTTGGTAATCCAAACCGATAAGATAGCCAAAGTTTTAACGCTTGGGTATCGCCTTGCTCACATTTGTAAAGTAAAGCCTTCCATATCTGATCAGGTACACAAAGCGCATCCATTTGTTCAATTAGCTTGACTTCCTGTATTTTAGGCTTTCTTCCAGCGCCTGGTCTTGCGCCTCCATTTTGTCCCATGTACCTACAAATATTTGTAAAAGTGAAAAAAACTGTTTATTCAGTCCTAAAGGTAATTGAAAATAAATAAAAAAAAATTAAAAATATTATTACAAGGTATTGCAACTTACAAACCTTTGTATTATCTTTACTTAACAATTAGAAACACACACACTAAAACACAAACGACATGACAACTTCAAACAACACCACTGCAAACAAAATGAATGAGAACACCTTAGCAAACCTTATTGCGTTCGGCATTATGGCCGTTATTGCAATCGTTGGTATTATTTACGGCATGCAGTTAGACTCAATCGGTTATTAATCATGAAAAAAGCTATTAAAAAAATCGGATTAGTACTTTACTATATTATAGCTTTAATACCAATTTTTATTTTGGGATATATGCTAGGTTTAAAATTACTTTAATCAACACAAACAACACTAAACACACACACAAAATGGAAACTTTATTAGGCAACGGAAACAGCAAATTACAGAAAACAGCAAAGGAATTCGGCGTTAAAATTTTTAACTTTTCGATTCCTGCGGGTAATGATAAAAAAAGCGGAAAAATCACGTGCCCTTTTGCTGGAAGCTGTTTAAAACTTTGCTATGCAAAAAGGGGAATGTATCGCTTTGGTAATGTAGAACGGGCGTTAACGCGACGTTATGAGGCTAGCAAGGAGGAAAATTTTGTTCAATTGATTACGAGCGAACTAAGCAAGGTTAAAAAAGGAAAACAGGTTTACGTCCGCATTCATGATTCAGGGGATTTTTACAGCCCTGCATACTTCGCAAAGTGGCTAGAAATAGCTAGATTAAATCCAACCGTACGTTTTTACGCGTATACCAAAAGCCATTCATTTATTCGCGGGATTGAGTTGCCCGAAAATGTAGATTTGATTTTTTCACTTGGTAGTAAAAATGACGAACTCATAGACGTAGAAACCGAAAGGCATTCAAAAATTTTCTATTCAGCGGACGAAATGCAGTCAAGCGGCTACAGTGACGCGAGTTACCTTGACATTTTGGCGACAAAGTGGCACACGGAAAACCACAAAATAGGCCTAATCATTCACTAATAAAAAACACTCAACAAAATGAGAACTACATTTAAAAAAGTAATGCCGCTTCACTATATAGTAAATTTCAATTCTATG